GACGCAAAGTTCTTGGCGTTATTCCGAACTGTATCAAGAAACCTTCCCTCATCCGATCCATTAATGACATAAACATCAACCCCCAATTGCTTACATAATGCCTTTGCTACTGTGGTCTTTCCACATCCAGCAGGACCAGCAAGAAGTAAATTAGGCACTTCACCTTTATTTAGAAATTCTAAAAAGGTTTTCTTAGTTTGTTCTGGTAAAATACAATCTTCAATTGTCTTAGGTCGATATTTTTCAACCCAAAGAAATTCATCCCTCATACTTCCAAATACTCAATTGTTTCTTTGTTACCAAATGATCCCTTTAAAAAATAATTAAATACTACAGAATATCTATCTTCCTCACTCTCATTTTTAGAAGCAAAATGATCTACATGAGATGGAAATAAAAATATATCATTATCTACAAGATCATGATATCCCCATTGGGATGAATTAAAAATATTAAACTCTTCAATATTAGGTACTATAGTAGTGGTTTTAAAAGTAGGTAAACAATGTGAATGTACAAAATTGATTCCTCCTCCATTAGGTGGTGCTTTTAAATAAAGAATACCACTAAGGAAACTATTAACATGTCGATGATGAGGAGTATAATCTCCTGGATTGTGTAAATTAATCCAAGAACGGAGATGTTTTATTTTTAAAGGTCTAAATCTCAACACATCAAACAAATAAACATTAATGTGATGTTCAATCTTCTTTTTTAAAGAATGAAATTGCCTACTCAATAATATCTCCTTATTGGTACTACCATACCCATTATCACCATTATACCTATAATAATCTATTTTTTCAAGATCTATATCCAACTCATAATCTATAGAAGATCTATAGACAGGAGTAGAAAATAAAGGTAAAACTTCAGGTTTTTTCACTCAGAATTAATCCCATAATGTAAATTGGTATAGCCGCAACTAAACCACCAATAAGAATAAATCCAACCTCAGTGATAATATTATCCATTATTATCCAAATGTAGAATCTGGTTCTAGTGCAATGTAATAAGTAAGATCATGATTCTTACTAGTAAATCTTGAAAGAAGTTTCTGTGAGACAACGACTTCATAAGTTCCAGGAAGAATCTTAATATTTTCTACTTTAAAATTAAATGTGAAAGTCTTATCAGTTTCACCAACTATAATAGAAAAATCATTTGAAGTATCATTCTTCTTATCACGAACAAGAACTTTAACAACCCCTTCTCCACCCACTACAGATAAATCAGCAAGTTGATAAATTGCTGCCGCTTTAAGAAGTTTTTCTAACTGTTCTGTACTAACATCAAATGTTACATCCTCACTAGGAAGAGTAAGTGGTTTCTCTGGAGGAGTCACAATTACTTGTGGATCAGCAAAGAAATACTTAGATCTAGATCTACCTTCTTTAATTACAACATAACTATCATCTTGAAAATCAAGATCAGGATTATTATGAAGTCCCAAACCATTAAGGAACTGATTAAGATCATAGATGCCAAAATCTTTTGGCAACTCTTCACCAATAGTTGCTTCAGCAAGAATATTCTTCATCACACTCATAGTGCGAAGTCTGTTTCCTTGCCTAAACAGAATAGACTGATTAATAGTCGAAAAGTTTTTAAGAAGTGAAAGAGTTGATTCAGAAAGTTTCATAACCACGGGTCGTAATTTCATCGTTTGTTTGGCCACTGAAGTAATACAACAGCAGGCAATAATGCATTGCCTTTAGTATATCACGTTTTGCTTGTCCTTTCTTGTCATATCGACTCAAATACTTGAGTGCATTAGATCGACAGAAAGATTCTGCATCTCCTACAGAATGAATAAGATCAAGAGTTTGGACATCAGAATTATCATTTGTATAATGCCCTTGATAAGTTGAAGAAACATAATCAGAAAGATCCTTCATACTCTTATCTTCCTGATACTTTCTAGGTGATGATCCCTTTAAATCAGGTTTTGGTTTTTTTGCATCCTCCCAATCCTCTGTTAGATTAACATAATACTTAGGATCATCATAAGCAGTACCAGCATATCCACTAAAGGAAATGTGATCTTCACCCATTCCACCTGGAAGATGAGTCTGTCCTAGATTCAAAGTATCTGAAGAAGCAGTAGGATTTCCAGTTACACTAAAACCATCACCTGCCCAAAAACTTTGATCACCACCAAATTCTGACGCACCTGTAAAGTCAGTTCCAAAAGAAACAGTATCTGCTGCAAAAACATTTCCAGATGGAAAATTAGCAGAAACTGTTGGATAAGCATCATCAACGAAACGAATAGTATCAGTACCTCCTCCACCTACTATAAATGGATTTTCTTTATCGGGATCATTCCGATCATAATCAAACCAATATTTTGATTTTCCTTCACTTCCATCTGTACGAATACCACTCATACCTTCCTCCTTTTTGATTGGGTAAGTTTCATCCATTGTTCCATTAAGTTCTTCCCATAACAAACTCCATGCATTAATCATTGTACATTTCATCCTCTAGTTTGTCAAGATTAAAATTACCATCTACCTTATCATACAACTCTAAGAATGCTTGCTTAGTCTCATCATCAAATCTGTTTACACAAACTTGAATAGCTTTTGCTTTATCGTTAAAAATACTAAAAGCACGGACAATATGAACCAAACGACGAGTACTAATGATCTCCTCAATTCCTCCATCATAGAAAGTCTTACGAATAATGTCACCCCAATCTACCAGATGATTAATAAAATCATTATCAGTTACTCCCACGGTAGAAGCAACTCCACTCAAAATTCTTTTTTCTATTGTAGGTGCTGGATAATCTTGTTCAAAGGTTACAGGAAATCTTTCAAGGAATGCTTCATTTAATACATTAGTACCAATAAACCTACCATCGTCGGATCCTCTTCCTTTCGTATTAGCAGTTGCCACCACATTAAATCCAGGAGCAGGTTGCACAAACTTACCAATCTTCTTAAGAAATATTCCTTTACCCTCAAGAACTGGTTGTAAGCAAAGAATCTTATTAGATGCTAAATCAATCTCATCTAGAAGGAGTGTAGCTCCCCTTTCCAATGCCTCGACAACTGGACCATTATGCCATACAGTGTTACCATCAACAAGGCGGAACCCACCAATAAGGTCATCTTCGTCGGTTTCAATGGTAATGTTAACTCGAATTAACTCTCTATTTAGTTGAGCACATACCTGCTCTACACCCATAGTTTTACCATTACCAGAAAGACCAGTAATAAAAACAGGATAGAATATCTTAGACTGAATAATCTTTTTAAGATCATTAAAAGGACCAAATTTTACAAAAGTAGAATCTTTATCGGGAACAAGATTTTGTTGTATAAAAGGTTCAACAGAAGGTGCATTAAAAGACTTCTCTATATTTTCAACTGCTTTAGTTGTTACTTCCAAATTCCATTTACCACGACCTACTTTAAATCTTTCTATCTTCTTAGTAACAGTCTGATATGCTATATCATTTGCAGCACAAAATCCACGAACATCAGGAGCAGTAAACTCCTTTCCATAAGTCCTTCTCAATGCAGTAATAATTTCTTCCTCAGTCATTTTAATTTCGAAGGGCATAATGAATTTGTTTCAATACATTCATTATAAAACAAAACATCCCAAATCAATCCTTTAGTAGACACTTTTATAATTGCACATCTATGTTAACCGAACATCTATACTGAGAATTTGTAGGACTTGTAGAATGATGTGGGAAAGATCCATCAAATATAATAGCTCTATTTTTTACACACTCTATTTTTGTTTTTCTCCACCCCGTTTCAAAATATGTAGGTGCATTAGTACTATTAGCATAGTATAATATAGTACGTTTATTAGAATCTTCAGCATAATCTACATGAGGCTGATGATGAACTCTACGGTGAGTCCAAGGATACATATTTATTTTTACCCTAGAAATTGCCTGAGGATTAATGTTATATTTTCTAACGATAGGAGAAAGAAGATCCATATAAGGACTCATCACTTGATAGTCATCAATCACATGATGAACAAAATAATAATTTCCTGGATAACTAATAAAATTTAAATCTTTACAATAATACCAAGGAAAAGTTCCATCTTGAAGAAACTCATCTATTCGATCAGCATCCGTCGATGATAATACATCATCCTCCACATCAATTTCAATATGTCTACCACTACTCCTCTGTTTTACTAATTGAGATACGTCTTTTCTACTGATCATATTTTTTTATACTCTCCTCCCATTCTTTAAGTGATGATGAGCAATCAGGTGGTTCAGGATCTTTATAACCCTTTATTTTTTTCCACCTATTATGCAATGCACCCATCATCCAACTAGCAGAAAGACTATGGGGTCCATTCTCAAGCAGATCTAACTCATACCTGCTATTGGTATACCCCTTCATTTCTTCTCTCCAATTGGAATCATCATAAGATTTTTCAGTCATGCTACCAATTCAATAAACTCACCCAACACTTTCTTATTTAGTTTTTTAGTCTTAAGAGATTTAATAAAAGCATTTTTAATCTGAACTTTAGTTGCATCTTCATCAACCTCAAACTCAGTATCCTGAGCAAGTGCTGTAGAAGACATTCCAAAATAAGCATCATACCCCGAATTTTTAATATTAAAACTTCTAGTCTTTTTCCAATCTTTTTGAACTACCCGATCATTACCATACATTCTAATAAAAGATTTAGCATCACGAGGAATTAAAACCCGAATACCAATAAAATTTGTAAAAGGAAATCTATCTTTTAAATTTTCCAACATAATATCAGCAAATTGATGCCAATGAAATCCAAACTTATAAGTCTTACCTAACTTGCGATCACGTAGCAAACACTTATTTGGATTAACATTTCTACACCCCAAGTAAGGTTCACTCTCCCAAGTACGTTGTACTGTTATGTGATAAGGAAGAGGATTTGCTTCACCATCACTCAATATAATACATTGAACTTTTTCAAGTTCATTCTCTTTCTGAAATTTGGGAAGAATTTGATGTAAAGAAACAAACGCTTCATTTAAAGGAGTTCCTGAAAGCACTAATCTTTCAGGATAAGTATACGTCGTAGATACTCTAAAGCATTGAGCAATACGCCAAATATTAATCATTTGATGCTCCAATGTTTTAGCATTCACTTTACTGCTAAACAAATTCATCAAATTAAATTCCTCCTCTACCTTAAATATACCATCTTTCTTTTTATAGTGAGATTTAAGATCATACCTATCTGGATGAGACCAATCAGAAGTGAAAGCATATACTTCAAAAGGAATCTGAACTTTTCTACAAAACCAAATTAAATTATAAAGTTGCTTAATAGTATCACCCAAAATCCTAGACATTGAACCAGACCAATCTAAGATAAAAACTAATCCATGGTTTTTCCCGTCAGGAAGAACAGTAACTCTCTTAAAGATGTCTTCATTAAATCTATATGTCTGAAGCTTCGTTGTATCGAGAACCCCAGTACGATCTGTAGAAGAACGAGCATAAGCACTAGCTGATTTCCTACACTCAAATTCTTTGACAAGGTAACTAACTTCTCTTTGGGCATCTCTTTTAAACTGCGAATAATCAGAATCTACTTCTGAAAAAATAGTATTAGGAAAATATCCAACTCTCTTTATCCATTCATTCTGTTGATATTCCCAATTTTCATCAATTACTTCATGAACTTGTTGATTAGGAACAATTATACTATCAAGATTAACTTCAGGAATTTCAATATAAACATTCTCATCTCCACCGTGATCTATTAATTTTTGGATATTATCCTCTAATGCCCGAACAGTTTCTACAACAGGATCAAAATCATCCACCCCAGAAGTGCTATTAATAGGACTGCTCCTATCTTCCAAAGGAGCACTGCTATCAATGTCAGGAACGGTAGGCTCACTATCAGTAGAGATATTACCGTCGTTATCGCCAGAATCTTCAAGGTCTTTCTCAAAATCCAACTTAGCTTGCTGTTGATTTTGAAGGGTCTCTTCCTTTTCCTGCTGACAGAAAGTATGTAACGCTTCTGCTGCGGATAAGGTGTCATCAAACGTTTCGGCATTTTGAATTAGAGTGATAATCTGTTTTTCAGCAGTCGAAAAAACCAAATCGAGCTGCGAACCAATCTTGAAGTATAAATTAACACGATCAACAAAACCGTAAGTACTAAGATCTCTTCCATTTATTTCAAAATAGTCTTGCTCATGAAGTTCATTATATCCTTTATAAAAATTTTTCGCAATACCCATATATTTACGCTTCATCAATTTCTCTATACGAGCATCTTCAACTACATTAACACACTGCTTGGAAATCTTTCTTTCGTTCCACCATTCATCATCTGGAGTAAAGAGTGCATGTCCCACCTCGTGACCCACCATCATATCATATACATCATTACTAGCCTTTTCCCATAAAGGTAAAATCAATACACGAGACCAAGGATTAAAGGAAGCTTGCTCAACCTTTTTATGCTCTACTACAATATCTTCCGTAGCAAGCAATTTTGCCAGATGGGACTTGATTTCCTGTCTAACGGCCATTAACTTTGTTTGATATGAACCTATTATACAAAAAAACGTCCCCCTATAGGAGGACGTTATGACAGTTTTTTAATTGGACTAATTGTTAAATAAGAACCTCCTTGCAGATCCTACGACAGACATTCGCATTGTCATCGCACTCGGTAAGGCACTGAAAATAATCATTTACTGCCGATTCGTGGTCTTGTTCTACTTCTTCTACG